GTTCGTTTGTTAATCCCATTAATTCTTGCTTCATTAACATTTCAGACATAGTATCTCGAGACATTCCTAACATATCAGCTGTTGCTTCTTGTTGTTTGAAATTCATATTTCCATACTCACTAAAAGTAATGTTTTGTCTCTCTAATTCTTTTCCTAAATTTACATAATCATTAGTTAAAGCATATAATCTTGCCTTTTCAAGATTAATTTGTCTACCTGTGAGTAATTCAGCTGTAAGTTCTTTTTCAATAGACTGTTCAAACTCTAATAGGGAAGATGCTATTCCCTCTACATCTTTTAATTCTAATCCTAATTTTTTAGCTTGTATAACTGCTGCTCCAATTTTTTCAACACTTCCCCCTAATGATACTTGTACTGATGAGGATGTTTTTCCTATGTCTTTAAATACATCTTTAACAGTAAATGCTACATCCCCTGTTTGGATCATACCATGAAGAGAATCTTGGATATTCATTGATATTTCTTCTGTATTCTTTCCTTGTAATCTAAGCAGTCCTGTCATTCTTGCTGCCTCATTATTAGCCATTCCAAATCTACCAGTTAAATTTGTCATAGTTTCAAGAATTTCTCCTGTATGGTCTACTGTGAATCCTAATTCTGCATTTAAAGTACCAAAGGATTCCATGGTTTTTTTATTAGTTTGGTATATATCTCCTGATGTAGCAGCTATTACTCCCATTTCTGATCTTAATACTATAGAGGCCTCATAACTTAAACCTAAATCTTGTCGGAATTTAGCCATTGATTGACTATTTTCTAAAACAGCCGCAAGTAAAACCATTGGATCTAACAGATTTTTTACAAAGGCCTTTCCTGCATTTTTTATTGTTATAGCAAAACCTTGCATTTTGCCCTTTAATCCATCATGTAGTTCCCCTTTTTTCTCTAAATCTTCTAATTCTTTTTTAGATTGTTTTTCTATATCTTCTAGTGGTCCTAAAGCTCCTCCTGTTAATTTATTAATTACTGATAAGGCACCTCCCGTAAGACCCATAGCGTTATTTACCTTTTGAAGTTGTGTTTCTCTTTTTTTCTCATTTGCTAAAGTTTCCTTTATTATATCTTGATTTTGTTTGAGGTATAATGCTTCTTTTTGTGTTGTACTCATATTATTTATACGAGTATTTAATTTTTTATCTTCTGTAGATATAGATTTAGCTTGTGATTGAAGGCGTTCTTTACTCATTAAATTTCCATCTCTATCATGTGTAGCTCCTTCAGCTAGTAATTTTAAATTATCTGATAAACGTGCTTTATCTTCTATTAAATGTTTACCTCTAGTATGGGCATATTTTACATTAGTTAATTGTTGTTTTCCAAGATCACCCTCAACTATTACAGATTGTGTTTTTAATTTGTTTAATACATTTGTAGCTTTATTTTGTTTTTTATGGGATTCTTCTACTGATTGGGATTCTGAGGATTGACTCTTTACTATATTTTGAACTTGTTTAGCTAAGTCTAAAGTATGTTTTTCTGATTCAGATATTTTAGATTTAATCCCAAATAATTCTTTAACGGATTCAGTTAGACTTTGACTAACTGTTAGTTGTTCAGCTAATATCTCTAATCTTGCTTCTTCAAGCATAGAAAGTTTTTCAGAATCTGAAATCTTCATATTCAGGATTTCAACTGATCTTTTGTCGAATTCTTCTTGTCTTTCGTTTTTTTGGTCTTGTCCTTGTTTTGGGTTATCGATAGCCATAATATATAATTATTCCATTATAAATATAAAAAAAAAAAGGTGTCTTACGACACCTTATTATTTATTAAAATTGTATATAGATGGAGAAGTAATGTTGGGTCCTTTTAATTGTCCATCTCCAACCTCAGATTGACCTTGAGCCTTTTTTATTTCAGCATCTTGTTTTTTATGGAAATCATTAATTTTTGAAATATGGAATTTTCTCATCCAAATAGGCATATTATATACTTCTGAATGTATAAATCCACCATTACCATGATATACTAAATCATGAATTTCTATCCATATGGTTTTTCTATAGGCTAACGTCAGGCCAAAAAAACTGAACTCCAATGGGAATACTCACGCTCTCCGCGATCGCCCCATCTTCAAATTCCAAATCATATGTTAAATCAATATCTGGACTAATATTAGTAGAGTATTCACGTAATGCTCTAGCATCCTTAGCAAGAAATATATTATCTATAAAATCACGGATATTTTTTATATCTCTATCACCCTTTACAGATGTAATTATATGTTTTAAACGAGTAGTTAATTCAGGTACATTACCTTTATGTAATTTTTTTAGGCCTTTTAATTCTTGCTCAATTTTTTTTTCATCTCCATGAGTTAAAAGTTTAAAAGTAATTTCTATTTTAGATGTAGGTAGATTAAAAGAAAATTCATTTTTTCCCTCTCGAAATAAATCTTCGTTTATTTTTTTATCTTCTGCCTCTGTTAGATCTATTGTTATTTCTTCACTTTCTCCTGATTCAGGATTTTGTCTTTTAAAGGTATAATCACTACCATATCCTAAAATACGAGCAGCTACCATTATAGCATTTTTATCACCTACTAATAAATCATTATAATCAATATCTGTTGTAATAAGTGATTGTAATAACTTATCAATTACTGTTCCATTTTTTATATAATTCTGGTTAGTTAAGATATCTTCTTCTCTAGCCGTCATATATTTCATATTAATTACTCCTGATCTTAGGGGGCTGTTTTCGGGATAAAGTAATCCCTTTGAGGGTAATGTGACTTCTTCAGTCGGGAATTGAAATTTTTCTTCCATAACGTTTTTTATTTAATAACTATTTTTGATTCAGATATACATATATGTAAAAAAAAGAAAGCGTCAAAAAGACGCTTTTTTTTTTATTTTACTTTATATTAGTAATTTAAGATACAGTAATCCATTCTGATAGTAAGTGTAATATTTGCTGGTGTATCGGAACTCCAATCAAACTCACCAAAGTTAGCTGTTTTGCAATAAGCTCCTTTTAAAATCCACTCTTCAACAACATCACCTACAGGACCTAAAGCATTAAATCTAATATCTTTTTTATAGAAATCAGAATAACCATCTCTACCTGTAACTGACTCATGTGACAAACGAACCCACTCCATTACTGCTTGAGCACCTGATGGTGTTACTGGATCATAAAGTTCAGCTGTAACATCTCCCCAATCTGCTTTTCCCTTTAGTCTTCTTTTTACATTAATATGTTCAAGATTTACATCCCCAAATGTTACATTTGGTCGTCCTACTTTTTTCACTAAGAATGCTGGAATTCCATCTATATACATTACAAACCTATTCTGTAGTTTAGGTTCAAATGCTGTGAACATCATTTCGTTTGTGTTTAATATTGCCATCTTTGTTGTTTTATTTTTATTCAGTTATAAATATACACCTTTTTAATTTTTATACATCAAATGTTGCTCCTGTTGGAAGAACATTAAAGTCAAGTACTATAAATTCAGCTGTTCTAGTTGGTTGTAAATAAATTGCACCTACTAATTGATTTCTATCGATTACGTCTGGTGTGTTATTTGACTCATCCATTACTACTCTAAATGCATATAATCCTTGTCTTTGTTGTACTGATTCTAAATACGGATTAACTATATTTAAGAATCTGTTTCTTGTTTGAATTGTATTTTGTTCAAATACTAAATATTTAGAAGAACTTGCAATAAATTTCTTAACTGCGATTAATAATCTTCTAACATTAATTCTATCTAAAGCACTTGCTTTTGTTTGTAATGTTTTCTGACCCCAAATACAAACTCCTGTTCTTGGGAAGGTTGCTATTGGGTTAACTTTCCCATCATATAATGCATCTCTATCGGCTTGATTTAAAGTCATTTTAGCTTCTAAAACATTTCCTAATACACCTCTATTTAAACCTGCTGGGGCGAACCATTCGGCTGAAATTGAATCTGAAGCTGCTATGGCTCCTGGTACTACTACTGAAGGTGGAACATATATTGGTTTATTCATACTTGGGTCTAATACACTAACCCATGGGTAATATACTGCTGTGTAATTACTATCTAATCCATCTGCTTCACCTACCGCTGTATTTACAGAATCATCTACAGAACATAAATCCATAACATAGAATGTGTCTGCTCTGTCTTCAGCCATTGTTGTAGCTGCTGTTGTTACTGGGGCGTGTAATCTTTTTAAGATTCCTGGTAATACTAACATATTGATATCATATTGATCTTGATTTGATAATATGTCTAATGCTTTTTTATAAGCGGTGTATCCTTTTCCTCCTACTGTTGAACAATCTAACCCAAATACATTATCATTTGTGATATATTCTCCTGTTTGTAAAACTCTATATGGAGGCATACCATCTGAACCACCTTGGAAAGGTACTGTGAATTTTAATTGTGTATTTTTAGGACCACTAACTCCTGTTGTGTCTATTGAAGCACTTAATGAACCTGCCCATAATCCTGAATTTTGATGGCCATTATAATATTCAACGTTAAAATTACCTGCTACGTTAGCTCTTGTTATTTGTGGAAGAGGCATAAGCCAATTAGTATTATCTATACGAGTAAAGTCCCATCCTAAATAAGCTTTTGTATTATAAGAACCATTAAGTGTTTGATTTCCTGTATAGGAAGCTGAAGGTAAATTATGTGCAGTTAAATACCAAGTATCATCCATTGCCGAGAATCCTTTTGGAGATAATTTAGGTGAATAAGAACCTCCATCTACTTGGGGATCTACTTCAACTCTAACATAATTTGATTTGTTTGGATAATCTCCAAATCTTAATACTTTACCTTGTGTATTGTCCCATTGATGGTATCTATCTCCTATTACTCTTGCAATATAATTTACATTATTAGGGTCAAGTGTTAAATTATTATATTGTTCTAATACTGTTGGGGTTCTATCTGTATCTCCTG